TTGTCATTGTTTTGTGTTTTAGTTTGTTAATTATGGTGTAAATATACAACGCTTTTTTAAACTGTGCAAACTTTTTAACAAAAAAAGTGTATTTTTTTTAGTTTACTAGAGTAAAAAAATGTTAAAGTTTTTTAAATATAGGCATAAAAAAAGAGGATATTCGCTAAAATATCCCCCTCAAACAAACTAATAATCACACTTAAAACGATTATTTCTAACCAAAAACGTTGCAAATATATTAAAAAATATGAGTTAAGTGTGCTATTTGTCCAAATTCGTTATGAATAAATCCTTCAACAGCTTTAATACTACCAGTATAACCCTTTTGATAGTGCCAAGCATCAGAGCCACTTGGAGAGCGTAAAAACTCTACTGTTACTCCTACATTGTCAAAGCTAGTCATAAATTTATATCGTTGTTTGTGGTGTAAATGATGTAAATACCAGTAACGATACTTAGTATCTGCCCACATCTTAGGTTTTTCTTGTGCCATTAACAAGGGTAAACTGGGCAGTTTTGCACCATCTCCGTGAGTCAATCCTATTAGACTATTTTTATACTTATAATACTTTCTGTGCATTGGTTCAGCATCTACGCTTACAGCTTCTGTATTTCTATACCAAGCCTTGAGAGCGTGTGCTAAATGAAAGCCACTCATATAGTCGTGGTTACTCATAGAGTGAACACAATCGACTGGAGCTATCTGCATTAACATTTCTACTACCTCAACATAAAGCTCTAGAGCCTCTGTAAAGTGTTTATGCCATTTACCGTCTACATCTTGTGCAGTTCCTTTTGTAGTTGTTTTATGTATGTTGTCTGTGTGTAGTATATCATTACCAATACAAAACAAAATACGTTCTATAGGATAGCCCTCAGCGTTTCTTAGAATACCTTTTACTCCATCTCTAACTCTGTTCTTAGCGATGTCTATATTGTATTCATCTCCAGTTTCACTAGCATCTGCATACTTTCCAATGTGAACGTCTGCTGGATTGATTATAAGTAGGTGGCCATCTTGTCTAGTAGGATAATCAATGGAGGGATATTTAGGAGAGTATTGTGAGATAAGCTCCTCAATAGATTGTAAAAAGTCATCTTTAGTATATTCATTAGGTTTTGCAAATATTGAAAACTTTTGGCTCTTATACCAATAATGAGAAACAGAGCCGACATCTATACCAACTTCGTTACACTCATCAGCTAGTAACGATTGTCTTTTTTTGTCGTTTCTATATTCATCTACTAATTTCCATTCATCTTCTTTAAGTCTATACCTCTTAAAGTCTTTCATTTATTTTTGATTTTCTCTAATCCTCTAGAACCAAAATAAGCACCTATACAAGTTATTAAAACTATCTGTAATAAGTCTACCCATTTATCTTCTACAATAAAGTCTATAACTCCAGCGTCTATAAATATAAGCAAAGTAGTTGAAACTACAAGCCAAGCTAAGACTAATGGTCTAATGTTTCTTGGTAGCCAACTAGATTGTAAGTTATCTGACTCCCATCGTTTTGTAACTTCTTGTTCTATTAGAGCCTCTTGCTCTTGGATAATCTTTTGCAGTTCGTTCTTTAACTGCATTTTTTCTTCTGTGCTTGTGATACATTCGTCAATTATTGTATCAGCTTTGCCTAATAAGTTGCCAAGTATATTTCCTAGTATAGCCATATAGCGTCAGTCTTTTGTGAGTCGTCAGTATGTATAAATGATTTTGCAATGCCAAGCCTCCTTGTTAAGCCAACCTCAGCTAAAGCTCTTATAATCTTTTGTCTATTTATGCTATTATCACAAGCTATATCTACTGCTTTGCAAGGTATCAATGTGTGAGCTGAATCTTGTACTCCTCCAACATCTAAATTATGTTGTGGACTTCTATAACCACTTGTAATGAAAAAAGGAATACCAGCTATTGCTCTAGCTTTATCTAATTTTTTCAAGAATTTAGGACACATATTATTAACTCCAGGTAAGTCGGGTGACTCAAACTCACTTAGCTTAAAATATTTCAATGCCATTTCTTTCTCTATGTTTTCTACGCTTTTCTTCCAAATATCAAATTTCATCCTTGTCCTCTGCTTGGTTTTTTTCTTTGTGATTTACTAAGGTTCTTAGAGTGTACTCCCTTACGTTTTACTTTAGGTTTCTTTCTAAAGTTATTACTTATTACCTTTGCCATTCTTTCTCTTATTTCTGTAATACATAAATCGGTCTATAGTATATATAATGGAGACTACTAATAGAGTTATCTGTAGCATCTCGTGTAATGTTGTAAAGCTAATTGATAGAGATACGCTATTTAAGCCTAGAACGTCAGCATTTTCTTTTATCATATTTTTCATTATTGTCGTGGGTCTGTGCTAATTAATAGCGTTAATGTTGCATAAAATTTATCACTACTAGAAGTGCTTCCAGTCTTTCTAAAAGCTGGTATAAGACATTCACTATCAGTAAGTGTTTTTGTTAGTTGTACATCTCTGTTAAATACATAGTTTACATCGTTTTGAGAAGTAAATGCAAAACTATCTACTAATGATATTAGAGATGCAGTATTTCCGTTCTCTGTTATCCTCTTCTGCCATAACTCAAATACTCCGTTATGCCCAGTAGTAGAATCAGTCTGAACATCCCAAGTAATTCTTTCTATTTTACATCCATTGTGTGGACTTCTAAAAATATTAAAAACAGTAGCCTCGTTAGATATTGTATCTCCATCAGCCCAAACTGCACCAGCATTAATTGAAATGTCTGTTGGATATTGTGGATTGATTAGGTTAGTATTTGCGTGAGTATTACCTACCTCAAAAAGTTTATGAGTTACTATAGTATAGTCTCTAAATATAGTGTCCCATTTATCTAGGTTAGATTGTATTACAATGCTTCCCTCTGGTATAATAGTATCAAATGTAGTAGAGCTAAACTCTAGCCTAGTGCTGGTGGTAGTTAAATCAGATGTTAAAGTCACGTTGTATTCTCTACCAGTTCCTTTGTGTATAATCTTGACTGTTTCGCCACTTGTAGCCATTAACATAGTCGGACTATATATCTGTAAAAAAGTAGTAGTAGCTGTTGTAGATGAAACAGAAACCGTAGCTAAGACTTGATTATTTAAGTATCCTTGTAAACTCATTACCAGCTATTAGTGTTTATTGTGTTGTTAGTGTCTATAGTTTCAGCCTCTACTGAATCTGTTAGAGTTGTGGTATTAGTGTTAATCTCATACCATTCGCCTTGCCAAGTGTCTTCATTAGCTATGAATGTTGTCTGATAAGGCACAAATAAAGAACTGTCTATAGTAATTCCATTATGAAATTTGTATCCGTTAGTGCTTACATTATTAGTCAATATTTTTAAAGCACCATCAAAGACTCTAGCTCCTTCATTTTGTCCAGCCATTATCTCACTAAGCAACAGCTTAGAGATAGCTTTACCACTACCACCTCCGTAGGCTTCCCAAGTTATATTAGTGCCATCATCCCAAGAGGTATTGTTATAACATTGTAATCTACCAACATTTGTAGCAGTTGGTCCAGAGCCAATCTGCAAGTCTCCAACCTCATAAGTTAATCCATTAGTGATATTCTGAGAGGTTACAAACTTTTGAATCGATGTACTTTCCCCATCTATATATGATTGAAAAATCTGTATGTTAGAACTTTCTGGAGCTGAGTATATATACAATTTAGCTTGGTCTGTTGCAGATGTTATTTCTGTACCATCTTCAGCAACGTCTGTACTATTACCATAGTCATAATATACTTTTGCATAGCATTCAAAATATAAATTTCCACCAATAGGAACTTGAGCAGTCTCAAAGTTTAATATAAACTCATTAATAGGTGTGGCATTAAACAAACCAGAATCTCCAAAAATTGAATAAGGCACAGCGTAATTTGGAGCATTACCCCAAACATCATTAGTAGTCCATTGTGCTAGACCACCATTAGTATAAGTAGAACGAGCATATCGAACATCTCCAGCACCATCGTCTAATTTTAATCTATGATAAAATAAAATAGATTGATTATCAGTAAAACCCCAGTTTGCATATGTAGCATCTATTGCTCTGTTGAATGTTCTTGTAACTTTTATAGTCTGACCATCTAAAAGCTCTAGCTCCCCCATATAGTAAGAAGCATAATCAGCAGAGGTGCTCAAGTCATTTATTCCATAAATACCAGAGTCAGTATTAAATCCTAGACCAGTACTGTGCCAACCGTTCCAAGCTACTAGAGAATTGTTTACCGTGTTACTTGTGCCACTTGCGTTAGTGACTGTTAAAGGTAGTAAATCATAACTCTGAAACATTTCGTAGTTTAAAGTTGCTTCTTTCAAAATACCTAAATAGTCAAACTTATTACCAGCTAATCTAGTTATGTTTGTGCCATCTTCTGAGGTGTTTAGGTCTATAGAACCATAAAAGTCTGGAGTGTGTGTGCTTCCGTTGTTTCCTTTCTTATAGTCTCTATAATATTGGTCAGCACTATCCATTTCTTCGTAGGTGTTCACTTGTATAAAATACCATATTCCCTCACTTAAAAACAATCTAGCTCCAAAGGCTTTGCATATTTGATTTAACAGTTTAAATGCTGTATCTGCTTGTCTTGTTCCATTGTTGTCTACTGGAGCGTAAGAAGCAGCTAAAAAACGAGTGTTGTTTAGTGGGTCTGTTGCGCTGTTTCTAGGTATTTGTGTATTAGTCCAATCTACCATAGTTCTGATAAATCGGTCATCTGTTGCCCAGTTGTTATCTGTGTTAATGTCTGTGTTTATAGCGTTAAATACATAACGATAACAAGAGTAAGCTAAATTAAAATCATAAGCTACATCCTCATTGAATGGTATATTTTCTAAAGCAGCTAGACCACAAATAGCAGTAAGTGTAAATTGTCTAGGCAAAGATTCGTCAGCCTCTGGATTTATCTCGTTTAATAGATTACCAGCCCAAAACAGACTATATGTAGTTCCATTAGTAGAAGATTCTATTTTTAATTGCCACCTTTTATATTCGCTAGTTCTTATAGAGTCTAAGATACTTTGTTTAGCACTATTATTAGGGTCATTGACAAACATAGTAAACTTGACTTCTGATGGAATTAGACCAGTAAATCTATCGTCTGTGTCTGTTTGGTATGTTAAGTCAAAACCATTACCAGCCACCTCAACATCATATTGAGTAGCTGTAGAGCTTTGTGTGTCAATTATAGAGACTTTGTAATAAGTACCTCTATCGCTTTGAAATTCTCCTACTAATCTAGTATCTATTGCCATTAGTAACCTCTTGTTCTATTTCTATTCTTTCTTGCTCTGTCTGAGCTTAGTAATATATCAGCTCCACTTATTGTACCAAATACTTCTGTAGAGCCTCCGTTCGTTCCTATCATAGATTTTAGTTTATCTAATGGAGCAATGACTTCTGGATTAGCCATTGATGTTCCTGGACCTTCTCCAACCATAGCTAAAGTTGCTCCAGTAGCTAAACCTCCATCAGCCATAAATAAACCTTTTAAAGCTGTTCCTATACCACCAACACCACCAATATCGCTTAAGCCTAGCATTTTTCCAAAATAACTTCCACCTAACAAAGCATTTAGAGCTAATGTTGCAGCTAATTGAGCCATCAATGCTGACATAGCTCGTTTAGAGCCTTCTACAAAAGATTTAAAGAAACCATCTGAACTCTGCAACGCTTGTGCAAAAGTTCCTTGTAAAACATTGCCAAAAGACTCAAAACTTCTTGAAAGTTCATTACCTACTATATCAAAACCAGATAAACTCTCCTCAAAGTTTTGAACAATAGGTTCTAAATTAACAAAATCATTTTTTAATTCTTTCAGTGCAACTGAAGTAACTTTTATTGGCTCTATTATTGGTAATGCTAAAGCCTCAGCTTTACGTTTAGCCATTCTAGCTCTACCTTCTCTCTCCTCTTGAGACATTTGTACTGGCTTTTTCTTAGGCACAATCTTTGTTCCTTTAAAAGCTCCTGTTCTTCTTCTTAGTTCTTCAATAGTAAATACTTGACCAGACTGGTCTTGTATTGAAAAATCTAAAGCTATATCTTCTTCCTTTTTAAGTAGTCCTAATTTTTCTAATAATTTCTCAACTGATGATTTAACATTATCAAAGACAGTTACTAAATCATCCCAATAGGTATAAATACCTTGAGCAGCTAAAATAACTCCAGCTATAATTTTACCTTGTGGAGTCAAAGCAACTAATGCCCTTCCTAATGTTTTAAGAGCTGGAATTAAACTACCTAAAAAGAACTTTCTAAGTCTAGCAAATGTTGTAATCATTTTACCAACAATAAACAATATAGGACCAATGATAGCAGCTAATCCAGCAAAAGCTACTACACTTTCTTTAGTTTCTTTAGATGTACCTTGTAAAGTATCAGCAAACACTTGTAATATGTTTTTTAATGGCTCAATACCTTCAAGAATAATTTCCCCTAGTTGTTCATTAACATCTCCTAATTGATTGCTTAATTGCTGTAATGGTCCAAGTCCTTCTGTAGCTATTGCTTTAGCTTGACCCCCAAATTTTTCAGTTAATGTCTCTGTCAGTTTTATAGCTTTTTCTTGTGCTGTCATTGCTGGATTTAATCCAGTATCAAAATATCTTTTTAGAGCATCAGTACTAGTTCCTATTGTTTTACCTACTAATGAAGCTGCTGTTTTCAAATCTACTCCCATACCAGTTGCAAAATCTTGCAAAGCTGGAGTAATCATTAATATCTGTTGTTCTGTTAATCCTAACTGAGCCAAAAAAGATTGTGCTTCTATAGTAGCTTCATCGCCAAACAAAGTAACTTTTTGTAATTCTCTAGCTTGTTCAGTTAAATTTTCAAAAGCCTCTGTATTACCTTTTAAAGCTGTTCTAAGTTTAGTTTCAGCTTTTATTTGTTCATCAAATGCTTTAACTGCTAAACCACCAAAAGCTACAATAGGTAAAGTTAAATTTCTACTCAAAGTTTGTCCAGTCCTTTGCATAGACTTTCCAAATTTCTTCATTCTATTAGTAGACTTTCTTAAAGCACTTTGAAACTGCTTATCGTTTAATGATAATTTGACGCTTAATGTTTTCTCAGCCATTGTCTTTGTTTAACAATTCGTATTTCTTTTTTATATATTCTGCCCTTTTCTTTTGTTTATTGATGTCGGTCTTAACTTGTTTCTTTTCCCATTCAAACTTCATCAGCTTCTGAGGAGTTAGGTTTTGTCCTTTCTTAGTGTGTGGCTGTAAATTAACACAAGCCAACCATCTTACTCGTTCCCATTCCCATTGCTGTTCTTTCTCTACTCTATCGTTTACGCCTTTCTGCATACAGAGAAACTCGTGGAAAGTCAAACTCCAAAAGTCTTTAGGTAATAATCCGAAGCCATAACCTATAGCCTCTAACTTATCCCAAGTTACTTCTTCTTTGCCACTTTCTTCGTGGCTTTGTCGTTTCCCTCCGTTTCAAATTTAGCAGAGAATTGCTCTGAGAATACTTCTAGCACTTTATTTAAAGCCTCAAAATCTTCGTCTAGCAAGTCTGCGACATCATCAACATTTAAAGAACATTCTTGACCACTCACTCTTGAGCCATCTTTTATTCCGTTTAGGATTAGATAACAAGCATCGTCTAAGCTCATACCATCTCCTAGCTTATCTAAGTCAGCTAAACTTCTTCCAGTATCTTTACAGAATAACCTCAACGAGTTCATTCCAAATCTTACTGGGTAATCTTTTCCGTTTATTATAACTACTTCGTACATATCTTTGTTAGTTTAAATTATTGCTAGTTGGGAGACGTGCCGAAGCACAATCCCCAACCAACAAAGAAATTATTAAATATCATTCTGAGTTAATGCTCCACTTCCCTCTATTGATACAGAGTAAGTTGGTGCATCTTCTGTACCACCACTAACCTCTAGAGATGTAATAAAGCCAGAGCCACTATAAGTATAGTCTCCAGTTGTAGTACTTGCTAAACCAAAAGTAAATGTTACAGCAGTTCTATTGAACATTTGGTCAAATAATTCATCTACCTCAGTATCTCCAGCAACACCAGCGAAGTCCATAAGACCATCAGCCGAAAGACTGAAAGACTTTTGACCACCTAGTAAGTCTCTAAAACCACTAGAGTCTTTAGTTGAAATATCTATTGTATCTACATTCATTGAAATTGAAACATTCTGAGAATGCATCAATTTAGCTTCTGTTCCTCCATCACTAGGAGAAACCTTTAGGATTAAATCCGTTCCGTTAAAAATTGCCATTTTCTTTTAATTTTAAATTTATAATTAGCTAATATCTAAATCCTCAGAAGTTTCCTTCTTCTTAGACTTTTTCTTTGTTGTATCTATTGCATCATTGAACTTTAAAAAGTTTCTTACAACACGACCAACCTCGTAAGATTCGCCTTCTTTGTATTCTACTCCTCTACATTCAATGTCTTTTTTTATCTTTACTTTATACATATCTATCTATTTATGTTGAATCTGTAATCTTGTGCTATACCATATAAACCAATAGAACCAGCAGAATCATCGTAAAGCTCGTTCTGGTCTTGGTAAAATATCTTATCTACTACTACACCACTATATGTACCACTAACGTAGTCTAGAGCTGTTCTAATGTGACCAGCTAGAGTTATCATATCAGCGTAGCTATTGTGATATATGCTTATCTGTACTCTAACATAGTCATAAGTACTTACTCCGTTCTTAGTGTTGTTAGGCTCATCTGCAAACATCTGATAAGTAATGTATGGTAACTTAACGTCTGTAGGGAAATTGTAACGACTAGGAAATATTCTTAAATTACCGTCAGTAGTAACTAAAGGAGCAACATTTGAATCGTTGCTTAAAATATTATATATTACTTTTCCTATCTCCATTACTTCATTCTTTTGTCAATGAGTTTTTTTATTTCTCCTATTACACCGTTTATAGCTGTATTACCTTTACTAGCAGCAGCTTTATCTAACATTCTTAGTCCAGGTATTCCTCTAAATCCATACTCTAAAAAGTAAAAGTAAAATCCAGACTTTTCTTTAGTAGCAAATGACTTAGTAACTCTTGGTCCTACATATACTGTAGGTGGTTTGCCTTTTACGTTCTTTCCGTTGATTATAGCTAAAGACTTTTTAAGTTGTTTAGTTTCAACTGGCACAATAGATTTTAGTTCTTGTAGAATAGGCTTAGCAGCTTTACGCATACCTTGTCTCAATAGTGTCTTGTTTTTACTATCAGACATATTAAGTTTCTCTAAGTCCTTAATCAAAGAATTTAGCTCTCTCTCATCTATTTGCGCTGATACTATCATTGCTCTGGAAATGGGTTAATACCGTTATCTATTAATATGTTTATCCAATCTATTTCCTTAGTATATAAGTCTACATTGTCCCACTTAGTCTCTAAGCATTGATAAGTCTCTAGTACTCCATACGATACTATCGCCTCGCTATCGTTCCATACGATGTAGTAACTCTTTACCTCTGGGTAACATATTTCTGTTAATCTTAAACTCATTACGTTGTTAGTTGTGTTAGTTCGCTATCACTTAAAGCCTCATTAAATACTGCTAGTGCTTTGCATTTTCCGTAGAAAGGGTTACTGCCACCCCAATCAAAAGATAAATTATTAAGTCCACTAGGCATAGTGCCATTTGTATCAGTCGCTACTTCAACCCCATTTACGTACATTTTGTAGTCATCAGTTTTATAGCTGAAAGCTACTTTAATAAATTCTAAAGCATTTGTAAGCATAATTGATGGAGAAACAACAGCAGCTCCACCATTTCTTACAATAAATTGAAATTGATTTGCTGTGCTTTTATATCTTATTTCTACTACATTATTAGTAGAACCATCGTTCAAACTTATTTCTCTAAAAGTTCCATCATTAGCTAAAGCAGCTATCTCTGCATATAACACACCCTCTGTTGAGTTTATTAAGTCAGCACTACCAGCACCAGTTGCAGTCTCTGTAGCTCTTACTCCTTGTGTTGATAGGCTAGGCATATATGAAGTGGAGTAACCTAAATTCTCTATTTGTGCATTTGTAACACTACCACTAACTGTACTTGTAAGTGTTCCACTTGTAGCAGTAAATGTTAAAGATACTCTGTCATTTAATCCAGTTCCTACAAGACTGCCACTATAAGAACCACTAAATGTAATTGTTCCAGTTCCATAAAATGAAACAGAATAATCACTAGCTGATGTACTTATATTTTGTGTAGATAGTGTATCAGTATTTAAATATAAATTTGTTGTAGTAGGCTCTAACAATATATGACCATTATCTCCATTACTATCATAACTTATTCTTGGCACTCCAGTAGCTACATTAGAAACTAATCCACTAGAGTTAATTCTTGTAGCAGTTGAAGTTCTAGCAAAGTCAAAGTCTTCATAAGGCTCGTCTATTGGTGCTACGTTGTAAAGCGTACCAGCCTTGTAACCAGTAGGAGTTAAGATTATACTTGCTTTATTTAATAGTCCGTCTGCCATTAGCTTATATCATTTAATGTTTGTAAGAATGCTTGGCTGTCTGTAGTGTTTTCTACTACTCCTCCAGCAGCTACTACTCTTGTGTTTAATACGCTTATGTAATCGGCTGGTGTTGGGTTAAAGATACCACCATCAACAATAGTCCAACCATCATCCTCTATTAATCTAAATCTTGAAGCATAAGCAGACTCTGTAAATTGTGAGCCACCGAAGTTTATACTTATATCGTTATCGTGTACTCCAGCTTCCCAAGCTATTAGCGTTGCATCGTAGTTAGAAGTACTTAGACCACTAGCGTTCTGCATAAAGTTAGTAAAGTTAGAGACATTTGCAATAGTCCACGCTGCTAGAGATTGGTCGAATAGGTCGCAGTCATAAAACATATAACTCATATTATCTACGTTAGTAGTGTCCCAACTATATATATCTCCGTTGAATTGTGAACAGTTAAAAAACATATAGTCCATACGCTCAACATTAGAAGTGTCCCACGAGTTTAAATCTTGGTCAAAAGATGTGCAACCATAGAAAACACTTATCATACTTGTAACATTACTAACATTCCAACTATTTAAGGATTTATTAAATGTAGTAGAATTATAAAAACATTGACTCATATTGTTTACTGTACTTATATCCCAGTTGCCAATAGCTCCATCAAAGTTAGTACATTCTCTAAACATTTGATTAAAAGAAGTAGTAGAGATAGTTGGAGCATCTGTAGCACTAGCATCTAAATTAGTACAACCATAGAAAGCAGCAGAAGTAGATAAGTCTAAGACTCCCCATTGTTTTACGTCAAGCATTTTGAGCTTATCTCCAGCGTTATTGAATTGCCATCCTTGTAATGTTCCCTCTATGCTTATTTCGTATTGACCAGCACTACTATAAGTGTGTGTAACCTCTTGTTGATTGTAACTTGTTATTGTATCGCTAGAGCCATCTCCCCAATTTACTGTAGCGTTATAACTACCACCACTAACCAATGGCATCATAAATTGAGTATTTAAGCTAGAGCCACTAGATGTGTTCTCTGTGTCAATAGTAAAGACAAATTGATTAGGAGCTGTTTGTGATAAGTCTACTACGTCATTCTTCTCTAATAGAAGCACCATAGCATCTTTACGACCTACTTCCTTTATACTCTTGATAGAATAATTAGTAGAGCCATTAGAGATAAAATATTGTGGACTTACTCCAATGTTAGTTCTATATCTTATTAGGCACTCTATACGCTCATCATTGATTAAGGCATCAGCATCGAAGTTAGTGTTGCCACCTTTGAAGTCAAAGTCTGCGTAGATGGTAACGTAACTATTGTCAGATACTACTCTCTCGCCATAAGCGTTAGTAGAGTAAGTCTGTGTATATAGTTTTAACTTTCTATCTAGTTTGCCTATTATCATAGTTCAAGCAATCGGTAAGGAGTTAATAAGTGGTCTACCATTAAAGGTAATTCATTTACTTGAGTTCCCATAACAACATCTTGTCGGTTCTCATAATATCGACCAACGATGATATAAATAGCTTGTACTATTGGAGCTGGAACGTCACTAGCTGTACCACCTACTATAAACTCAACCTCTACAGCGTTTGGTCTTTCGTAAGTGTTAGGAAAGTCTCCATTCTCCGATTCATATATCCTTCCTGGTCTTACCTTAGTATCTACATCGTAATTAGATGCTGCTAAGGTTTGTAATGTATTGTCGGCATCGTAATACTTAATATGAGTAACACTAGCAACATCTCCCACTTGTAAGTCAATGTAAGGAGGAAACTCATCGTAAAATATATTGTACGTCTGAGTCATTAGTCTACGTCTAGTGAACTCTTCTACAACTTGCGTAGCAACATTAATCAAAGACGTAATATAAGTATTGTCATCGTCATAGTCTGAGTCTATTCTTAAAAATGCTTTAGCCTCTGATAATGATATTACCGTAGACGTTGGAGCAGTCTTTAGAACTAACTTACCATAAGGCACATAGTCAGAGCCTCTTAATGTGTTGAAGTTGTAGTTATAGTATTCCATTTAAAAAAAATTAATGGAGAGAGTGTTTCCACTCCCTCCGTTAAAATAAACAAATTATGCTTCAATCAAAGAAGCGAAAGCAGTATCGTTTTGTACAGCATCACCATCAACTAATGAAGTCAAGATATATCTTGGCTCACCAGTTCCAGCGTTAGTATAGATGTCATAAATAACGTCTAAACCACCGAACTGAGCAATGTGAACTTTAGAGAAGTCTCCAAATAAAGCGTGGTCTTTAGTAGCACCACCACCGTTACCAACATTACTAGAAACAAAAGAGAAATATCCGTTGATAGTTTTGTCAGAGTTATCATATAATGGAGAAACATTAGAAACTTGAGCAGCAGACTTAGCAGCAGTATAAGCATTAGTATCTACTAAGTAAGCCATTCTAGCACCTTCTAATTGTACACCAGCATCTAAGATAGCAGACTCAAGAGCGATTGCACTAGCAGCAGAGAAAGCAGCAGTAGAACCAGCAGCAGCGTCAGCAAAGATAGAAGTAGGAGCGTTAGATACATCACCAGTTCCTAATAAAGCAGCTTCTAATGTAGCAGCAACAGACTGAGCCATATTTCTTCTCAATGCAGCCTCGATAGAAGCATTTTGAGCGATAGCCTCAGCAGAAACATTTACAATAGAAATAAGTTTCTTAGGAGATAACGTTACGCTTGTAGCAGTACCATTAGCAGCTGGAGCAGAGCCACCAGTCTCAGCAACGAAGCCAGAGTTGATAGCGCTAAATACTGGGAACTTCATATTGTCTACACCAGCATAAAAATTAGCACCAGCAGAAGCTAAAACTAAGTTAGCCTCTAATTGGTCAGTCCAAGCCATAACCTCAGTTGCATTACCAGCAGCAGTAGCTACAGCAGCACGAGTTAGGATTGAAGATGGTATAGCGATACCTTTAAACGATTGACCAGTATAACGAGCCTCGTTTCTTGCTTCTTGGTCCATCTCTTTTACAAGACCTTCTAAACGACCAGTTGCAGCTTGATTCATAGCATCTTGGAAAGAATAGTCTCTCACTTCGCTAGGAGTGTTTTCTGTTACTTCTTTAACAGCTTTAGTTGCTTGAAGTTTCTCGAAAGATTCAGCTCTTACTGCCATCTTATTTAACTCCTCAACTTTTTCATTTAAAGAGTCAAAGTTGCTTTGCTCATCAGAAGATAAGTCACGACCTTCAGCAGATGCTACAAGTCCTTCCATCTTTTCGATAACTTCAGCTCTTTCCTCTTTATAAAGTTTTGATGTTTTCATTTTATAGAAAATTAATATTAATATTTATTTTTCAAGATTTTTAAACGCATTTCATTGAGGGAGCGTTGCTTTAAATCTTCTTCTTCTTTTATGCCCTCTAATTTTTCAGCCTCTAAACTTTCTTCTAGTTTTTTAGCTTGTTCTTTTTCTTGCCATTGTTCCATAGAACGTAAAGCGACAGAGCTACTAGCCTCATTGTAAGCTGGATAAGTTACAGCAGAAACGTCATAAAGTCTAGATACTTTGTTTATAGTTCTAACATTCATACCGTCTTTCATTTCCCAAGAGTCATCCTCTACAATAAAAGCAAAGCTAGATTGATTGATAGTTCCGTCTTTTAGTAGCTCCATTAAATCTCTTGAAGTTGATACATTAGGATTTAATTTAGCTTCGTACTTTAATCCTCTCTCATCAACAGATAGTCTTAGTGTTCCATTAGTCGTTCTAGCTAATGGCATACCATCGTGATTAATTAAAAATCTCACGTCATCTTCTAAACGACCTTCAAAAGCTTCTGAGCCTATGAACTCTCTAAATCCTCCTAAGTCATTAGACATAGAATTAAATACAGCACCGTAGCCTACTACTACTGGATTGTCCCCGTCCATTCTAAGCTCTAAGTCTTGAACGTCAATTGTTCTTATTTCTTTATTTTTCATATCTATAAATTTTTCTTCTTTACCTATTTCTTCTATCTTTCTTTTAGTCCAAGCAAAGCCAACATCTCCTCCCCATAACGCCCAAGCTATTCGACCAGCAGATGGATAACCTTCATCTCCACTATAAAAACCTTGTCCCTCTTTGTCTACTTCGTGTCTACTAAAATAAGAGTACATTCTTTTTATTGTTTCAATACTAAGGTTTACTCTGTTCTTAATATCTCTTGCTCTTGCAACGCCTACCTCTGTTCCACCACGTCCAAACTCCTCACGCCATTCTAAGCCTTGTGCAGCTTCGTCAGCCATCTCTTGAGTTGGCTTAGTGTTTATATCCTCTAACGCTCTGTCCTCTTCTAATTGTAAAGAACAGATTGCTAACCTTTGGTCATCTTCATACTCCTCTACCATAGTATCATCAGCCATACATCTCTCGATGAACTCCTCGTTAGTCTCGTCGATATTTTTAGTGGGTATCGGCATCTATTCTTTGTCCTCCTCTTCTACGTCTCCAACTGGAGCAAAGTTTAATGGCATAAATAACTGGTCACCCTCTGGACCTACTCTGTTCAAGTCCTCCATTCGTCTAATCTCATTAATAGACAAAGCACCTATACTAGCCATCTCTCTGTAATAACTTGCACGAGAAGCACTATCTCCTCTTAGTAAAGCATTAGCATCTAGCTTAATAGTAAACGAGCCAAACTCTGTTTCCCTAAATAGCTTTCTGTTTAGCTCTTGTTCTACCATTACCATATAAGGCATAAGAGTAAATCTTACGAAGTCAATACTCAAAGCCTCAATAGATGAATAGTTAGCAGCTTTCTCTAAGTGACCAATCAAAGATAATGGCACTTTAAATATTCTAGCTACTTCTTCAATCTGGAAACGTCTAGTCTCTAAAAGCTGATATTTGTTAGCATCAATGTTAGTTTGTTCGAATGTCATACCTTCCTCAAGGATAGCAGTCTTACCAGCTACAAACGAGCCACTATAGTTTTGATTCCAACTATTTTTAAGTCTTGCTACAGCTTCTTTACTTAGTTTGCCAGGATGTTTAATAACTCCACCAACTTGAGCAGAGTTTCCTAGATAACTATTGGCTGTATCGTTAGCAGCTATAGAAGTTGCTATTGTAGTATTCTGTGCTTTCAATACGCTAACTCCCTCACAACCATTAAACGATAAGTTGAAGAAGTGTAACATATCTTCTTTCATTACTCCAATCTCATAGTTTTTAATGTCGTAATATATTTGACCATCGTGCTTTATTACTTTGACATCTTCTGGATTGATAGGAATAAGTGAGATTGGTCTAGCGTTGCCATCTCTCTCAATGTAAAAATACGCATTCCCCTCTAGTAATAAGTTGGTCATTAGAGTATCTAGGAATGTGTACGGTGTCATATACTCGTTAGGATTACGAGCTAGTAGTCGGTAGATTGGATGGCTAACGTCAGTAATCTTATCGTCATCCTCCTCGACTCTGTAAACTTTTATGGGTAGACTTGCTATTGATTCACTAATAACTCTAACACACGCAAAGACTGCACTAAATGTTAAAGATGTATCTCTAGTAACTGCTGTTCTGTTGGCTGCACCATAGCCACCAAATACAGCCTTTAAAAAATTATCTCCACGCTTTTCTGAACGTAGGAAGTCAAATAGTCCCATAAATCTGTAATTACATTACAAAGATAAGAGAAATCGCAAAAGTCAAATCCATACTATTCCCCTATCATCATAGGTAGATGAGTCGCTAGAATCGTCATTCATATAACAGCCTAGAGCCATAACTAAAGCCACCATTCCATCAATCTTCTCAGTTGATTTACTCTTATCCATTTTAATATTTCCAGCTGGGTCTGTTTTCATAGCTAAGTTAGAACACATCCACCTCAACACTTTGTTACCAGCGTGGTTAATCTGTTTGCCTAGTACGAGCTTTTCAAGTTCTTTAGTTGGTGTAGACATACTAGCAAATCCTTGACCGTAGGGATACATAGGTAAAGAATCCTCTACAAGTGAATTTACTAACATACTGCTATTCCATCTATCATAGGCTATCTCTTTTATGTTTACAATCTCAGCTACTTCTTTTATTCTTTTTTCTATGTAGTTATAGTCAGTCACATCTCCAGGAGTTAGTTCCATCAATCCCTCTTTCTCCCAACCTATGTAGTCTACTTGGTCACGTCTTGAACGAATAAAAGCATTATCTTTAGGAGCAAAGAAATATGGTATAACTGTAAACCTATCATCCTCTGGAATGATTAAGACAAAAGCTGATATATCTCTAACACTTGCTAAGTCAAGTCCAGCGTAAGCAGTCATTCCTTTGTAATCCTCTAAGTGTATTGGTGCTTTATTACACTCCATCCATTGCTGGTCTGATAGCCACTTACTAGCTGATGACATCCATTGGTTAAGGTGTAACATTCTAAAAGTGTTCTCATAACTTGGTAGCTTGATGGCTTTCTCTTGTTCTCTTTTAAGATAGTCTAATTTTACAACACCAGTTTCTATTCCAGGATTAGCTATTCTTAATGCTTCCTCTGTAGTCCAATCAGTTTCTAAGTCACAGAAATACTTAACGTAGTAAAAGCTATCATCTTTAATTATTCCCTCAGATACTTTACGACCATACTCCTCAGTCTTGTAGCATATCGACTCTCTATTATAACCAGCAGTTGTTATTGCTATTGTCATAGGTTGCCTCCTACTACCAACTGAAGTAGTCAAGGCATCCCATAGGCTTGAGTCTTTCTGGACAAAGAACTCATCCATACAAATGAAACTAGCGTTGTATCCAAACTTACTAGAAGCCTCAGAACTAATAGCCTTAAATGCTGAGTTACTTTTCTCGTGGATAATAGAGTTCTTAAATACTTTTAGATTCTTGTTTAGTTGATTGTCAGCTCTAACCATTCCACTAGCTACGTCAAAAATAATTCCAGCTTGTTGTCTATCTCCAGCAGCAATATAACACTCAGCCGAAGGCTCGTTGTCTGCTAGTAACATATACAAAGCTATTGCACTTATAAGAGTAGACTTTCCGTTCTTTCTTGGTAGACATATATAAGCTGTTCTAAATCTTCTTAGTCCACTATCTCTATACTTCCAACCAAATAAATCTCTTACTATTGTTTTCTGGAATGGCTCTAACTTAAATGGCTGACCTCCTAACTCTCCTTTAATATGCTTGATGTGATTTTCTATAAAGTAAACACATCTATCGGCTGCCTTGTCATCAAAGTAAAAAGTCTTGTCCTCTTTAAGTTTCATTAGTCAAAGAAGTTAAAATCGTCAGTCCTTTCCTCATCTTGTTCTGGCATACTAAGAGATGCTCTACTGCTCGGTGTGAAACCGAATTGCGTAGCAATTTTCATTGCGTTCTGTAAAGCGTTTTGCATTACCTTGTATTTAGGAGCAATCTTACTAGACCTCAACCGACCATCTCTATCAACTGTCTGCTCTGTGAAGTTGCCTTGTAACTCTTGAGCTATCTCTCGGTAGATTCCTATCTCGTTGCAATAGGCTGCTAAGATTGATAAGTCAGTTAAGTGTAACATCTTAATATTGGCTAGTTCGTTAGTGACTAAGTCCCATTCATCTGCGCCTTGTTTATTGAGAAAGGAGGGAGCTGAAGGCATACTAACAACTTGAGATGTCTCCATTTCATTTCCCACTAACCTGGATTTCTCAAGAGTACCCTTCAACTTCTTAACTTGTGTTGGTATTTTTTTCCTCCCTCTCATTTTATTTTTTTTAGCTTAGCCATATTACAACTAACATACTGAACTTAAACTGGTTTTAGTTTGGTATATCTATACCCACACGATTTAGATTTAATTTTGCGTATAAAATCTACTCTC